ATCCCATGGACGGGGGAGAATCCTTTCGATACGGGCCAGCGACATAACTTTCAGTTCAGGGCGGGGCGCATCAAGCCGCGGTTGTATAAGGTCTCGCCGTTCGAGCGGACGTTGTACATCGACGCGGATACCGTCTTCATGAAGTCAATACAGGAGGGTTTTAATTTGTTGGATGAATATGACATCGCAGTGACCGAGGAAAATCTGACCCTGGCGCAGTTGTATAACAAGAAACTGGCAGGCTGGGAGATCAATATTCAGGAGCGCGATATCACCGTCATCGAGACAGGCGGGAATGCGTCGAAAAAATTTATCAACAGCGGCGTAATCTTCTTTAGGAAAAACATACAGACCGAGAAATTATTCGATGACTGGCATAGCGAGTGGATGCGCTTTCAGCAATGGGATGAGCAACTGGCGCTCATGCGCGCGATCCACAACAACCAGGATGTAAAGATCAAACATCTTTCCGTGGAGTGGAATCATCCGCATCTGGATCGGAGAGCGATTATTTTTCATAATTACGGGAGGGGCGTGGTGAGGATGAATGTGGCCCGCCCAGACCCCCACCCTGCCCTCCCCCAAATTCGGGAAGAGCGTCCGAATTTGGGGGAGGAAGGAACTGTAAATATATGAGAGCGGCGTTGTTGATGTGCGGGCAGCCGCGGACGATGGAGTTTTGCTTTCCTTCGCTCAAAAAACACATTCTGGATGTGTATCATCCAGATGTGTTCATTTCGTCGGATGAACAGAAGGAACGATTAATCGAATTGTTTCAGCCGATAGCGATAGACATCAGGACACAGGCGGAGATAGACAGAGAAATTGAATGCCTGCGGAGCAAGTATCTGCCTACTAATCTTATCCCGCCCGTTCAGCCAAAAGATCTATCAAGCGCCTGGAAGGTATACCGCGCTGCCGAGATGAAAAGGGAATATCAAAACCTGATGGGATTTGTATATGACGTTGTGCTTGTCAGCCGTTTTGATGTGAAATTTTCCAAGATCCCAAAGATCGGCACGATCAAGGAAAACACGATCTATGTGCCGCGAACGGGCGCGTATTGGATCACCCCGCCTGATAGACCTGGCATTCATTGGCACGGATATTCGACTCATCTTTGCTGGGCATCGTCGAAGGTGAACGATATGACGGCGGGCATGTATTTTGAAGGCGAAGACAATTATAGGATCGCCTGTGAAGTTGCGGATTGGGGATACATCCCTGAGCATGTTTTGAAAAACTTTTGCGACCGCAACGGTATCCGCGCTGAGTTGGTCGAGATCTCAATGATGCTGATCCGAGGCACATCGGACAGTCCGCTTTCATTCGATCATCAATCATTGACGAATTATCCACACTACAGATAGGAGCTGGCATGGATATAAATTTGGTAAATGTAACTGTCAAGGAAGCGGGAATCATTCCTTCCATCACCAGCGTGGCGGAACGGGCGTGCCTGTCTGAACTGGCGATGGACGTTCCCCTGACGGGCGCGTTGATCGTCGAGGTTGGAAGTTTGTATGGAGGCACAACAGCAGTGCTGGCACTCTCCGCGCCGTGGGCTGATGTGATCACCATCGACGATTTTGCCTGGTATCCGCAGGATTGGAATATAGGACCCACCAGCCTTGAGCTGTTGTATGAAAATATGAAGAAGGTTGGAGTGACAAATGTCCAGGTTTACAAAGGTGACAGTCTCCAGCTTGGAAAGAAATGGTCCACGCCAATCGATCTGTTGTGGATCGATGGCGGGCATAGTTTTAATTTCGTCCGCGCTGACTTGGAGAATTTCGGACTTCATGCCGAGGTGATCGCCTTGCATGACTGGGACAATCCGATATGGCCAACCATACGGCAGGCGGTGGAAGATTTTATAAAAGTACATCCCGAGTGGCAGATCGAGCGGAATGTGGAGATGGTGGTTGTGTTGAGGAAGGCCCCACCCCCAGCCCCTCCCCAAATGAGTACATTTGGAGAGGGTAGCCAGTAAGAGGAAACATGAGCATAACACTTGATGAGCTGGTGACACGATTGCAGGAGGATGTGTCTGCGGTAGATGGCGTCCCTACTGAAGAGAGTTATATACGCATGGTGAAGGAGGCTGTGCGGGATTTCTCGCGCAGATGTGGACGTGTGAAACGGGCGACGATCAATATTATTTCAGGGACCGCGACCTATACGCTGGCAGATGATTTCTTGAAGATGGTCACGTTAATCAATTTGACGGCGCACGATGGGATTATCAATTCACCGCAGGGATTGATCCCAGTTTCTGAGAATTTTTGTGAGGAGCATACGATCGACAACGGCCAGATCACTTTTTATCCGACCCCCACATACACGCTGGCGCGTGAGTATCGATACAAGGCTGGCTGGATTTTGACCAACGATGTTTATGACACGTATGAAACGATGGGCGAGGAGGAAGCGGACATCGTTTTGATGAAGGCTTCGGCTTCGGCATTGGATTCATTGTGGAGAAACAGCGCAGGCAAGGGCTTTCGATATCAGATCGGCGATGAGATGGTCGATAAGAGCGGGATCGGCGATGATCATAAGAAGAGAAGCGATAAGGCTGAGAGCGGCTATGTGACCGCGTGTGATCAATACAATGGCAACACTTCGAGGATGTTGTGAGGCCCCCTCTGCTCTTCGGGCATCTCCCCCAAATCCAAAGTGCGGATTTAGGGGAAAAGGAAATGGAAAATTATGTTGACTGATGCTGATCGGGCACGAATGCGGGCGGAGCTGCTTGAGGTGCGGAATGACCGACCTGCGAGCATTGTGATCACGCGAGGCGGGAGTCAACTTGCGGCGCAGACGGTGCGCATTGCACGGATCGCACGCGGGAGGACTTTCCAGAGTGGGCAGGGACGCGAGCAGAGAGCGGATGTGATCGTGATGGGCGATGTCAATTTTAATGTGCAGGTCAATGATGATTTCACCAATGCGGGCACATTGTATAAGATCATTTTTATCAGGCCGAATAAGGATTTTGCGGTGATGGCTGAGGCCACTGCAATTCAATGATGAATGATGAAGGATGAATGATGAAACATTGTTTGCCAGACCCAGAACAAGAGAAAAATTTCGACAATCAATTTACGGTTTATTCCTGTGAATATGATAGTGGAAAACAATCAACAGGTGTGCATACATTTATTCGCCTTGGTGAAGATGGAAAAGTGTTTCTGTTTTTATGTGAGTCATGCCTGGAACAATTAAATGGGCAAATCATCAGACCTTTACTTATTGAAGCAATGAGAAATGATAAAAGGATTCCAAAAATCATTCTTGAATCCATAAAAAATAAAGATAAAGAGTTGGAGAATGAACGATGAAAAAAATCATGGCAAATATAAAAGTGTTTATTGCATTTCTTACGAATAATGCCAGGGGAAAATCAGAAGATGTTTATGAACGAAGTTATCGAAGCGTCTATTTAAGATTTGGTCATCGTGCGATGGTGAAAGACTTTTTAGAAGATAATAGTTGGTTGGTCAAATAGGAGATTGCTTCGCCGCGAAGTTCAAGAGCGCGGCTCGCAACGACATCATATGAATAGTGGATTTCGATGGGTGATAAGCCCACAACAGCAGTTGATACCGAACATCGAAGAGTATGGGAAAAAGGCTTTGGTGGCGGTGCAGGCGGTGGCGAATTATTGGGGGCAGATGATCCAAGATGAGGCGCGGCAGGAAGCGCGCTGGGAGGATCGGACTGCGAATGCAAGGGATGGCATCTTCTTCGCTGTGGATGGCTTCGGACTTGGGACCATCACGGGTACAGTGACGGTCGATGCAGAGTCTGGCGGGGATGGTGTGACGGTCGAGAACGGTGATAAGGATACATTGATCATCACGCTGGGGCATACGATGGTTTATGGAAAGTATTTGGAATTATCGAACGGCGGCAGGTACGCAATCATTATGAGCACGATCGAACGTAATTTGGGAACGCTCGAGAGAATGTTGAAGGATACGTTTGCATGACCTGCCCCCTCTGTCCTAGCGGACATCTCCCCCAAATCCAAAGTGCGGATTTAGGGGAGAAGGAAATGGAAAATTATGAGCTTACTTGATGATGTAAAAAAATTATTCAGACGCACGCAACCAGAAGTGGTGACAACTTCTTCTGCACCTATCCCCACGTCATCGAATGGGAATGTTACCGATGTATATGCCAAGCTGAAAGCGGATCTTTATCGCCTGTCGGTGATCAAGACTTGCAGGTTGATGTATGACACGGACAGCCGTGTGAAGAAGGCGCTGCGGACTTATGCGCGGGATTTGGTGCGTTCTGGATTTTTCATCAAGACAAAGAATTTGGAAGCGATGCAGATCGTAGTAGATATGCAGAAGCGGTTGAAGTTGAACCGCAAATTGCAGGATATGGTCAAGCTCAGCGGGCGGGATGGGGATTCGTTCTATGAATTGGTGGTGGATGAGAATTTGGACATCTCCCAGTTTTCACGCAAGCCCACCCTACGAATGCGCCGCAACAGCAATGACCGCGATACATTCGACGACCCATCGAAGGCGTTTTACATGGTGCCGAGTGATATGCCCTATGACACACAGGTTCCCAAGGATGCGGTTTGGTTTTCGGACTGGCAGATGATCCATGTGAGGAATGACCACGATGAAGAGAAGCGGTATGGGACGCCGATGTGGGCAAGTTCGACGGGCGCATTCAAGAAGACCACCGAAGGCGAAATGGATATCGCTGTCCGCAGGAAGGTCCGCGCGGGGATGCGCTATCACCACGTCATCGAAGGCAGTGAGGCGGATGTGCTCGCATACAAGGAAGTCAACAAGGTTGCGCTGAGTAATCCCACCGCGGCGTTGGTTGATTTTTTCAGCAACAAGCCTGGCAGTATTACCACCGTGCAGGGCGATGCACATTTGAATGAGATCGCTGACATCATGCACCATATCGAAACGATGTTCTTCGCCAGCGAAACTCCGATGGCGCTGCTCGGCTATGGCGGCGATTTGAACCGCGACGTTCTGGGCGATAAAAAAGATGAGTACGATGAAACGCTTGACGATGGGCGCGAATGGATCACCGAAGATTTGATCGTGCCGTTGGTGGAGAGGCAGTGGTTATTGAAAGGGATATTGCCCGCAAGCGTGGAATATAAAATCGTATGGCGCAAGGCGAAGGGCATCACTCCCACGATGTTGAGAGATTTGGCGGATGGAATGATGCGTCTGCGGGTGCTGGGCGTGAAAGAGGACATCATTCAGATGTTGCTGGCGCAATTCATCCCTGATGTGGATCTCGATATTTTGAGCGGTGACGGTTTGGATAGCGAGCAGTTTGCGCAGAATTTGAAAGGCCTTTCAATTTAAGGATGAAGGATGAAGGATAAAGGATGAAGTGTAAAAACTGTGATAAAGGTTTGGTTCTGGAAATATCAGTAAACACAGAGACTGATGTAGTTATGGAGCCTGTCGCATGTGATTGTTGTGGAGGCTATTATGAACAATGTGATAACTGCGATGCGGGTAAGCGTGTAATTGAATGGGTAGATGAGTAATTCAAGGAATATTATGTTTATTGTTGAAGAACGTGTAAACAAAAAGAAGCTGATTGGAAAACTTGAGGATGTTTCCCTGTCCAAGTTGGACAAGGCGGCATTCAAGGCGAATTCGCGTTTGCAGGTTTTTTTCATGGGTAGAACACACGAGCTACTTTTGGAGTTCGGGAAGCAGGCTCAAGCCTTGCTGTTGAAGCATGGCAATGAAGACGGTGTTTTGGATGGATTGCGCGGATTTCGGGCGCAGGGAGACCTGCTGAAGGCGTGGGGGGATACGTGGAAGGTATGGCAGGATGAGTTCCAGGCGGCGCGGCTGGAGGCGGTGAGCATTCCGTTTGGGGTGATGGCAGTGAGACATGAGAGACTCGTAAGATCAAGGATGAAGGATGAAGGCGGAAGGCTGAATGAGGCGATTGGGAGTGGGGGAGTGTTCAAGCCGCAGTTGGATCTGTTGCTGAATGTGGCGGCGGAGTGGTTATTTGGTGATAGTTTGAATCTGTCGGATCGGATCTGGCGGGTGGACCGTGATGCGCGGGATGCGATCAACAACGTGGTGATGCAGGGCATCGCGGATAGTGATTCGGCGTGGAATATTGCGAAGAAATTGGAGCAATTTTTGGGCGCGGGTGAGGATTGTCCGCGCTGGACATCAACGAGGTTATATGGACGAACAGCTTCAGATAAATCTGCTGGTGATACGACAGGTCTGCTTTCTGGCGATGCTTGCGATGGGCGCGGTGTCAGTTATAACGCTCTACGCCTGGCGCGAACGGAAATTCAGAAGGCTCACAGTCTTGCCACGGACAGGGTGATGGCGAGTCAGCCGTGGGTGCAGATGGAGAAATGCAACCTTTCGGCTTCGCACCCTGAGACCGATGAATGTGATGATGTGGTTTCAGGCGGCGAGAGTGGTGACGGGGTGTATGCCGTTGGGACGATTGAGTATCCGCTGCACCCGAATTGTTTTTGTTATAAGACCGCGGTGCTGATGCCTGAGAAGGAATTTACTTCATCGTTGAATGGCTGGTTGAAAGGGGAGAGTTGGCCTGAGATGGATTCGTATGCCGAGGATATCGGCGTGGATTTGTCCACGAGTTTGATGCCCAATGC